TGATACATTTTATCTCCTGTGTTTATTTTAATTTAAAAAGTGGAAGGGTCCGAAGACCCCTCCGAGTTATACATTAGTCGATAACATAGAATGCACCTACAAGTGCTTCAGGTCTTAGAACTTTTGCTCCATAGACATGAAGACCTCTCACGATGTCACCAAAAGAACTTGGGTCTCTGATAACTTCGGTTGAAAGGATTGTATTAGCAGTTGCAGTTGAACTGATGTGTCCAGCCATAACTTTACCACTTGCACTTGATGTAGCAGCAATGTTGTTTGACTTGTACATATCAAATCCTCTGAGTTTTCCACTTGATACTAAGCCGTTTCTAATAGAACCTTGACCTGCGTTAAAGTCAACAGATAATAGCTTTGAACCAGATTTACCTAGTTCTTCATAGAATTGTGGACCAGCAACGAACCATCTACCTTCTTCAGGTACATTTTGGTCGTCTAATTTTCTAGCCATTCTAGCCATTAAATCCAATGCATCAACACCAGTTCCGTCAGAACCTAATAGGTCTACTGAGTTTGTAGCATGAGACATTGTTGCATCAGCAGTTCCACTATCTGAACCTATAACGTGGTCAGGTGAACTTGCAGATACACCAGAAAACATAGTCGCTAAGACTGCTGCATCGTATGAATCTTTAAGAGCATACGCAGCAGAACTTGAAGCTACCTCTTTGAAGTTGACATGTGACATGTTAGTTTCAATATCATCTACGATGAATTTAAAAGCTTTTGCACTATCAACAACTAAGTTGATTTCTTGGTCTGTTAATTTTGTTGCAGAAGTGTCAGAACCTCTAGTATAATCTGATACTGAGATTACTGGTTCTTTGATAATCTTTACTGAGTCTCCATAAGCAGATATTTCACCAGCATAGTCGGTGTTTGTTATTCCTTCTACCACACTCGCTTTTCTGAAAAAGTTTAAAACCTTTCTAGAGTAAACGGAAGGTAAGAAATAACTATTAGTTTGTCCACTTACGGAGTTAGCAAAGTTAGCATCGGTATCGGTGCTTGGTTCAAAATATTGAGCCATGATACTTCTCCTGTGTTAAATTAAGTTAATCTTTGATAATTCTCCCTTGTTGCATGGCTTCGCTGATTTCGTCTTCATACTTATCAAACTCATCCATACTAAGAGCATTTATCTCCTTTTCTGTCCATATTCTTTCCTGCTTTGGTTCAACAGTTGTTGTTTTAGTTGATACCATATCAGCAGCAGAACTTACAGACGGTGAATTAACTCTTGAAGCTGTAGGAACTTCTATTGCTAAATCTTTTTTAAATAAATCTAATGCACGTGATGCTAAGTCAGCATCGTCAGCATTTGAGTAAATCCAGTCTTGAATAGATTGAGGTTGTTCTTTTGCCCAACTATGAAAATCATCACTATTGCGAATATCATCAAAGTCAGGATGTCTGTCCCTCAGTCTTTTCTCTGCCTCACCTTTACGAAACTTTACTTCGTTTCCTTGTAACTCTGCAATCCTTTCTTCAAGAACTTTTGTTCTTTCATCAGTTTGCAAATGAGCTACTGTTTCTGCGACTGCATAGAAATCAGGATGCTCTTGTTTAAACTTTTCAAGTTCTTCTACAGACTTGGGAGGTACATAGTTAGCTTGTGCTTGACTGCGTAACTCTTGCTCTTTAGTTTTAAACTCTTCAAGTTTAGCATCATAATGTCTTTTTAAGTCATCATAACGTTTCTTATAGTCAGGTTTTTGATAAGGAGTATCTTTTGATAACTCCTGTTTCTTAGACTCTAACTCTTCAGTATTGACACTCTCAGTTTGAGTTATGTCATTACTATCAAATAATTTATTCTGAGGTTCTTCAAAGAATAAAGTATCGTTTGCTGACACAAAAGGTTTATCCTCTTGTGTGTGCCAAGATTTTTTTTGGTTATAAGGATTTGGCTGTTCCTCTTTATTTCCGACTTCTTGAGTCATATTCATCTCCTTACTCAGGGCTTTTGTTTACAAGGTAGCTCTTTGTCGACAAGAGGGCTTGTATTGTAAAGGTAGCCTT